AAAAGATGATCCAAATGCTGGTGGTTTGCAAAATGATATTGCAGATAATTCATATATAAGGCGTAAATGGAAATATCACGATTTGTTTGCAAATACCGTTGGACAATCTCAGTGGTCAAAAGATAATGGCCGTGGCATTGGTGATGAAATGCACATTGTTGTTTATGACACAACAGGTGATATCACTGGATACGATGCTGATGTTGCTGGACAGAGAACTTCTAGTGTCATAGAAACCTATGCAAATGTGTCAAAAAGTTCAGTAGCCAGAGATTCTCAGGGTAATAGCAATTACTATGCAGACGTAATTTTCAGAAAATCAAATTACATCTACTGGACGGATCATATTTCTGCTGGTTCAAACTGGGGTACAGATACAACGTCTACTTATACAGTTGTGCATCCAATCACAATTGATTCACTTACAGGTGGAACAGACGATTATGCTGTTTCTGCTGGTGAATTGACACTTGCGTATGACAAGTTTGCTGATACAGAATTACATGACATCAATCTAGTAATTGGTGGTAAAGGTGGTGGTGCTGGTGATACAGCTGCTACTCAAGACACTCATGTAACAATGATTACAGACCTTGTTGAAGTTCGTAAGGATTGTGTGGGATTTGTTTCTCCATATCGCTCTGCGACAGTTGGTGTTGCAACTTCTTCGTCAACTGCTGCTAGGGCAGTCAATAATGTAAAGACGGCGTTTGATCTTTGCCCTGCATCATCTTATATGGTATTTGATAGCGCATACAAATACATGTATGACAAATACAATGATGTATATCGGCATGTTCCAATGTGTGGCGATACCGCTGGACTTTGTGCATACACAGATGGTGTTGCTGATCCTTGGTTCTCTCCTGCTGGTTATACACGGGGTAATGTAAGAGGTGCAATTAAATTGTCCTTCAATCCAGATAAGGCAGCCAGAGATATTCTTTATCAGGCGAGGGTTAATCCTGTTGTCAACTTCCCAGGCCAAGGTGTGGTTCTTTTTGGTGACAAGACTTCTCTTGCGAAACCAAGTGCGTTTGACCGAATTAACGTGCGTAGGTTGTTCTTGGTTCTTGAGAAAGCTATCGCAACTGCTGCTAAATACATGCTCTTTGAATTTAATGATGAGTTTACACGGGCTCAGTTCCGTAATATGGTTGAACCGTTCTTACGAGATGTTCAAGGACGACGAGGTATCTTCGACTTTAAGGTTGTATGTGATAGCACAAATAACACGGGTGAGGTTATTGATCGAAACGAGTTTGTTGGAGACATCTACATTAAACCCGCTAGGTCGATTAACTTCATTACACTAAACTTTATAGCAGTGCGAACTGGTGTATCGTTTAGTGAGGTAGGAGGTTAATCATGGCTAACATAGATGACTTCAAAGCTAATCTAATCGGTGGTGGTGCTCGATCTAATCAGTTTAGGGTTACAATTACTGCACCTACAGGAATTGCAATCGGACTTGATGTTCGTAGAACATCTTTCCTTGTGCGATCTTCAAATTTGCCAGGAATGACAATGGGAGAAATTCCAATTGCTTTTAGAGGTAGAAACATATACATTGCCGGAGATCGTACATTTGATGAAGCTTGGACAACTACTTTCTTCAATGATACAGATTTCATGATTCGTAATGCCATGGAAAGATGGTCTAACGGTATCAATGATCTTGCAGATAATACTGGCGTAATTGCGCCAGCAGATTATCAAACTGATCTGACTGTAGAACAGTTAGATCGTGATGATGCAGTTCTAAAAAGTTATATCTTTAGAAGTGCATGGCCACTTTCAGTTTCTTCAATTGATTTAACTTCAGAAAATGCAACTGCCATTGAAGAGTTTAGTGTAACTTGGAGGTATCAACACTTTGAAGCTTCCGCCGTTAACTTCTAATCTGAACCTACTAAATAGGTATAACTGGTAGGAGTTATTATGGCAGAACTTTTCGGATTCAGTATACAAAGAAAAAATAAGGATTCGAGTGGAGAAAAAACATTCTCCACTCCAACTCCCGATGATGGTACAGTTGATATTGCTGGTGGTGGTTTCTTTGGTCAAATTCTTGACACAACTAGCAGAGAACGAACCGACTTAGATTTAATTCGGCGATATCGTAATATTGCTCAACAGCCTGAATGTGATACTGCTGTTGAAGATATTATAAACGAAGGAATTGTTTCAAACCAAAGTGATCAAGCAGTAGAGATTAGTTTAGATCGCTTACCTTATCCAGAAAAAATTAAAAGAAAAATTCGTGCAGAATTTGATGAAGTTTTGCGTCTGATGAATTTTGAAGTCAAGGGTCATGACATTTTTCGACGTTGGTATGTTGATGGTAGAATCTATTATCATAAAGTTATTGACACAAAAAATCCAAGAAAAGGTATTACTGAATTAAGGTGGATTGATTCGGTAAAAATTAAAAAGGTTAGAGAGGTTAAAAAAGAAAGAAACAATAAAACCGGCGTTGAGATGATCGAAAAAATCAACGAATATTTTATTTACAATGAAAAAGGATTAGGTGGTGTAGCTGGTGTAGGAACAGGTGTTACTGGCCAAGGAATAAAAATTGCAGTAGATTCTATTACATATACTCCTTCTGGTTTGATTGATGGTAATAGTGGTAGAGTGCTTTCTTATTTACACAAAGCAATCAAGCCTGTTAATCAGTTGCGTATGATTGAAGATGCACTTGTCATTTATCGTATTTCAAGAGCACCAGAACGCCGCATCTTTTATATTGATGTTGGTAATCTTCCAAAAATTAAAGCAGAGCAATATCTCAAAGATGTGATGAATCGTTATCGCAATAAACTTGTGTACGATGCTACTACAGGTGAGATTCGTGATGACCGAAATCATATGAGTATGCTAGAAGACTTTTGGCTTCCTCGTCGAGAAGGTGGTAGGGGAACAGAAATTACGACATTACCAGGCGGTTCTAATCTTGGAGAGATTGATGATATAGTATATTTCCAAAGAAAATTATATCGCTCTTTAAATGTGCCAATTTCTCGTATGGAATCTGATGCTGGATTTAGTCTTGGTCGAACAACAGAAATAACAAGAGATGAATTAAAGTTTACGAAATTTGTACAGCGAATTCGTAAGAAATTTTCTCCATTATTTACAGACATTCTAAAAACTCAACTTTTGCTAAAAGGAATTATTGCCGAAGATGATTGGCAAGAAATACAAGAGCATATTCAATATGATTTTCTTGCGGATGGCCATTTTGCAGAATTGAAAGATGCAGAACTTTTAGAAAACAGACTTAACCAATTACAGACAGTGGAATCTTATATTGGAACATTCTTTAGTAAAGAGTATGTGCTAAAGAAAATTTTACGCATGACCGATTCAGAAATACAAGAAATGCGGGATCAGATTGCAAGTGAAGTTGAAAAAGACCCAATGGATGGCGGGATCGTTATGCCAACTGGTGGTGATGGTATTAAGAGAATTCCAACTGATCAAGGCGGTAATCCAATTGATCCATACACGTCACCAGCTGAGAGAGAAGATCAGGCAATGGGAATACCACCCGCAGAAGAAGGTGGTGAAGAAGTACCGCCGGAAGAAACTCAACAATAAGAAAGGACAGGACCATGAGTAGAGAATTTATAGATGCAATTGCGTCAGGAGATAATTTAGAAGCTGAAGATGAATTCAATAATTCAATTTCTTCAAAGGTCGGTGGTATGTTAGAGTTTAGGAGAAAAGAGATAGCTCAGACTTTTGCTGGTAATAATGAAGAAGCAGATTTAGATGAAGCAGGATCGATGAATCTTGCGAGAGCTTTGGAGCCCGGCGGCAGTTTAAGTAAAGAAAAAGATACTGGCAAAGGTTGGCAAAATCTTAATAAAGTTTTAGCTAAAAAGGATACTGGCAAAGGTTGGCAAAATCTTAATAAAGTTTTAGCTAAAAAAGATGAAAAACCAAAGAAAGAAAAGCCTTACCCAAAAATTGGAGCTGAAGAGCCTCCTAGAAAGAAGACAGAAAAACCTTATCCAAAAATTGGAGCCGAAGAACCTCCTAGAAAGAAACCTCCGTTTGATATTCCACCAGTTGTTGCTGAACCATCAGTTGGTGCAAAGCCCCCAAGGCAGTCGCCGGATAGTGAGCAGGAAAAATGGCGGAAGAAAAAAACACCAAAGCCCCCAAGGCGTTCTCCGGGCGCATTAGGTGGTAAAAGAGATGAATATGATGATACTTACGGTGGCCCTTAAATAAAATGATAAGACTTGAAGAACTTTATTCGTCCGTAAATGAAAAGGAAGAGCATAGAAAATCTCGGCAGTATAAGAAATTGTCTCCGAAGATGAAGGATGCTGTTGATCAAATTTTCAAAATTATGGACTCTAAACCTTCAGATTTCCTAAATACTTTCGAGAAAACTATAAAAGATGTATCAAAAAAGTTTAAAGTAACTGAAAAAGAACTTATGAGCTATTTTGAAAAAGAAATGTTATCAATATAGGAGTGGACAATGGCAGTCGTATTACATGAAATAGTAGATTCTGATTTTGAATATGTACTCAAAGCTACCACCACAGGCACGAATTCTGCGGCATCTCTTGTAGATGCTTCTGCTGCTGAAGGTGCTGCAACTGATCCAAGACTTTCCATTGTTGGAATTGCATGGTCGGTTGCAGCTCAAACAGATATTTTATGGGATGCAACATCCAATGTGGTTGCTCTTTCATTAAGTGGTAGCGGCAAAATGGGATTTGCAGATGGTATGCCTGCAATTCCGAATAATGCTGGAAGTGGTGTTACAGGAGATGTTCTTGTAACTAACGGAACTTCTGTGGGAACTCTTGTAATTAAATTTAGAAAAGTATCTGGTTGGGATAATATCACATAAAGGATAATGTCATGCACACGGTAAAATTATTTTCGGAAGCAGTGGAAAATGTAGAATACATTTGCGAAGCTCAAGAAAATGGTCCTAAGAAATATAGTATTCGTGGACCATTTATGCAAGCAGAAGTTAAAAACCGCAACGGCCGGGTTTATCCTATGGAAGTTCTTTCAAAAGAAGTTGAGAAATATAATAAGAATTTTGTTCAGCAAAATCGTGCTTTCGGAGAATTAGGTCATCCAGATGGCCCAACAGTTAATTTAGAAAGAGTCTCTCATAGAATTACATCTTTACGTCCAGATGGTCAGAATTTTATTGGTGAAGCCAAAATTATGGATACACCAATGGGTAAGATAGTAAAAAATCTTATGGATGAAGAATGTAAATTAGGAGTATCATCCAGAGGAATGGGTAGTTTGGATGAAAGAGGTGGTGCTAAATATGTGAGAGATGATTTTTACCTTGCAACAGCAGCTGACATTGTTGCCGACCCTTCCGCACCTAATGCTTTCGTAGAAGGTATTATGGAAGGTAAAGAGTGGGTTTGGAACAATGGCGCTCTAATTGAATCAGAACTTGTTGAAATGAAGCGGAAATTTGATGTTAAACAACGTAATAGAGATGCAAAATTGGAATCTTTAGCGTTTGCTAGGTTCCTCAAAAGATTATAATTTATAAATATAATAATAACAAACGGGAAGGAGACACCCCTATGTCCGATGAACTAGACCAAACGATTGAAGAGCTTGAAGCTGAGGTTCTTGCTGAACTTGAAGAGGCAGAAGACCCGCAGAAAAAGGGTGCTACAGCTGCTCAACCAGCTGATCATATAGATGAACCAACTCCAGGCCAAGGTAAAACGGCCGTGGCTCTTGGTGGTGCAACGCCAGATGCAAAAGTAGAAAAGGGCGGTGATGAAGATCGTCCAGAAAAAGCTATCGGTAAGAAAGCTTCTGCTGCTGCTAAAGAACGCAAAGGCGATCCTCAGCAGAAGGGTGAGAAACCTGCCGAACCAATGAAGCATCTTGCTGCTAGTTATGAGTTTGAAGACGAGAACGGCGAGACTCACATGTTTGAGGAAGATGAGGAAGGCGCTTATCAGATAGAAGAGGACGAAGATGGAACTCTTACTGTTGTTGAGGCTGCTGATGAAGATGAAGAATATGCTCGGTATAGTTATACAGGTATGATAGAGCAATCTTTAAGTCTTGAAGATCGTATCAAGGACATTAATGTTGAAGAAGACGTTATGGCTTTGGTGGGTGAGGATGACGATCTTTCCGAAGAGTTTAAAATTAAAGCTGCGACAATCTTTGAAGCAGCTGTAAAATCAAGGGTACGTTCAGAGATCGAGCGTATTCAAGAAGAGATTTATTCTGAAGCAATTATAGAAGTTGATGCTTATAAGGATGAACTCACAGAGAAGGTAGATACCTATCTGAATTATGTAGTTGAGGAATGGAGTAAAGAAAACGAGTTAGCAATCGAGCGTGGTTTGAAGGGTGAAATTGCAGAAGACTTTATTTCTGGATTGAAACAATTGTTTGAAGACCATTACATTGATGTGCCTGATGAGAAATATGACATTCTCGAAGCACAGTCAGAGAAGATTTCCGAGCTAGAAGAGAGGTTGAACGAGTCAATTCAAAATAGTATTGACCTTAATCAGTCTAACTCATATCTAGTCAGGGAACAGGTTATTTCCGAAGTTTCTGAGGATTTGGCCGATACCGAATTTGAAAAGTTTAAATCACTTACTCAAGATGTTGATTTTGGTGATGAAGAGTCTTTCCGTGAAAAACTCGACACACTAAAGGAAAATTATTTTCCAAAACAGCAAGTGTACTTTAGTGAGGAAACATATGATGATGAAGATGGTAGCACCGCACAGGACGTTGATACGACAGATGCCATGAAAGCGTATATGTCGGCCATCAGTCGTAATCAAAAGGCGAGTGCATAAAACATTATATTAACGGATGTAAATAAAAAAGGAGAAACAAAATGTTTCAAACAGAACATCTACAAGAAAAGTGGCAGCCAGTCCTAGAACACCCTGATCTTCCTAAGATTGAGGATTCTTACAAGCGGGCAGTTACCACTATCATCTTGGAAAACCAAGAAAAGGCTCTTGCCGAAGATCGTGGTTTTCTTTCAGAAGCAGTTCCCGTAAACGCCATGGGCGGCGGGCAGATGGATACTTGGGATCCAATTTTGATCTCATTGGTTCGTCGTGCGATGCCTAACCTGATTGCGTATGACGTATGTGGTGTGCAACCAATGACAGGCCCAACGGGTCTGATCTTTGCCATGCGCTCGTCCTTACTTTCACAGGACGGTGCTGAGGCTCTGATGGACGAGTCAATGCCTGGCGCGGCTGGTCGTTCGAACCAGAACTTGGCCGGTACTATTGGTGGTGGCGATGTTGGTGCGACTGAGACTAACCCTGCGGTTCTGAACGATAGTCCTTCTGCTGGTACTTACACAAGTGCTACTGGTATGACACGGGTCCAGGCTGAGGCCTTAGGTGACAGTTCCACAAACGCTTTTGCTCAGATGGCTTTCTCGATTGAGAAGTCAACTGTTACTGCTGTATCCCGTGCCTTGAAGGCCGAGTACACAATGGAGTTGGCTCAAGACTTGAAGGCGATCCACGGTTTGGATGCCGAGACAGAACTTGCGAATATTCTTAGTTCTGAAATCCTTGCGGAAATTAACCGTGAGGTAGTTCGTTCTCTGTATGTCACAGCTGTTAAGGGTTGTGCGGTTAATACGACAACTGCTGGTATCTTTGATCTGGATACCGATTCTAATGGACGTTGGTCCGTTGAGAAATTTAAAGGTCTAATGTTTGCTATTGAGCGTGATGCCAATGCGATTGGTCAAGAGACTCGTCGCGGCAAGGGTAACATGGTCATCTGCTCTGCTGATGTTGCTTCTGCACTTCAGATGGCTGGTGTTCTGGATTATACCCCTGCTCTCAGCAATAACCTAAATGTTGACGACACAACCACCACATTTGCTGGTGTTATGAATGGTCGTTACAAGGTGTATGTTGATCCATATTCTGCCAACGCAGCTGCTTCGCAGTACTATGTTGTTGGATATAAGGGTACTTCTCCTTATGACGCCGGGTTCTTCTACTGCCCATACGTTCCTCTACAGATGGTTCGTGCGGTTGGTGAGAATTCCTTCCAGCCCAAGATTGGTTTCAAGACTCGTTACGGTCTTGCTGCTAATCCTTTCGCCGCCAAGGGTGCGGTTGCTGCTGGTGATACGGTTAACTCCGATGCTTCACTGGATGCAAATACCAATGCTTGGTATCGCCGGGTTAAGGTTACAAACTTGATGTAAAATCAAGAAGTATAGTAGAGTAAACTAGGGGGGTCTTCGGACCTCCCTTTTTTTGTTGTTTTGGTCGTATTTTTTTCTTTTTTTGACTTGACATTGTTTACTTTTTCCTGTATGATGGTAACATAATCAAGAGACATGGTGTTTCTTGATAACAACCATTAGAAGGATTTTAATATGGTTAATGAAATTAGTGTAGAAGATATGGCAAAGATTGACATGGGTGTTGGTCGTGGTGGAGTATCAAAGTATCCTTGGGATACTACTCCTGTTAATGGCGGGTTTTCTGTCCCGTTGAGTGATATGAAGAAGACGGATAATCGTCCAAATCCTCCGCTGCGGTTGCAAAAGCTTGGTGTGAAGTTTATTTCTCGCAAGCGTCCTGTAGAAGGTGTTCCTTCTATTGTGTTACAGCGTATCGCATAAACACATTAATGCAATCCAAAACAGGGGGAGGGCTTCGGTCCTCCCTTTTTTTTGTTATAAATAGTAATATGGTAACAGCACAATCACCTCTTGCAAGACAACCTGATCAGCTAGATTATGCAAGTCCAACTCAATTTCGTTTTGGTATTCATCAATTACCGAAAGTGGAATTTTTTACGGTTGCTGCAAATCTTCCTGGCATTACATTACCTGTTGCAACATATCCAACTCCATTCAAAGATATTCCTCTTATGGGAGAGAAGTTAGATTATGCAAACTTATCTATATCATTTATAGTAGATGAATATCTAGAAAATTATATTTCGCTTCATAATTGGATGGTGGGTATTGGCTTTCCAGAAAAAAGAGAGCAATTTCAAATATATAGAGATGTTACATCAGATACTCCAGCTAGTGGTAAGACACCGCCAGTTGATTTAATTGGTAAAGCTGTTCCTGATATAGCATTATTTTCAGATGCATTTATTCAAATACTTTCCAATAAGAATAATCCTATTGTAGAAGTAAATTTTGAAAATGCATTTCCTATATCTTTGAGTGCATTAGATTATACTCAAAATGCAACAGATGTAGATTATATGGTTGCAACTGCTGATTTTGCATATCAAATTTATGAAATAAAAACATTATAAATAAGTTCGAGCAGATGCGATAAACTTTAACAGTTTTCAAATTTTAGTCTAAACGACAATATACACAAAGAGAGTAAATCAAAACTCTGCTCACTTTTTTGAAAGAATTATATTTTATGAATCTAGACCAGTTAAAAGAAGAAGCAAGAAAAGACCTCATCATAGAGAATGAAGAGCAACTTGGTTCTGAATCTCTTAAAAATCAAAAAATTAAAACAAAGTATCTTGATCAACGGTCAAGATTTCAATTACTGTTGCAAAAAGCTAATGGTGATTATCAGCGAATGTACAGAGAAAAATGGGAGTACTACGGTGGTAAATCTGATGCCAAAGTTTATGTTGCAAAACCGTTTGATTTGAAAGTTTTAAAAAATGATCTGGCCATGTATATCACTTCTGATGAAGAAGTAATTGCATTAGCAGATAAAATTGGTTATCTGGAAACGGTAATAAAATATCTTGAAGGAGTTATCAAGTCTATTGATAATCGTGGCTGGGATATCAAGAACGCAATTGAATGGAAGAAGTTTGAAGCGGGAATGATATAATGTCGTGTGCTAAGTGTTGGATTCCAGCAATTACTGAGTATATTGGATTTTATGAAAATATAATACCTGATAATGTTTGCGATAAAATTATGGTTCATGATTGGGGAATGAGAAAATCTACCTATTCAAATAATGATGGTAAATCGAAAACAAATGATGAGCGTGTTGAGATGGATGAAGTGTGGGTTACGAAGGATATGCCATATTATGATGATATCAGAAAAGGAGTTTTGAAGACCATAAAAAAATATTCAAAACATCATAAGAATTTTTCCTGTATTCATCATACCGACTTTAGAATTAACAAATATTCTGAGGGTGGATTTATGTCTGAACATGTAGATAATATACATCATAGTCATGGCCAACAATATGGATATCCACAAGTTTCAGTTTTATTATATTTAAACGATGATTATGAAGGTGGTGAATTTTTTGTAGCTGAAGAAATCTTTTTGCCGGAGAAAGGTTCAGCAATAATTTTTCCTTCCAATTTTATGTATCCTCATGAAGCAAAGGCTGTAACCAAAGGAACAAGATGGAGCATAGTATCATGGTTGATGTAAAAATGCATAAATGTTTTCCTACTGTTATTTCGGAATTTTCTTTTCATCTTGATTTGATTCCACATAATTTAATGGAAAAACATATTAAAAAAATGAAAAAAAATAATATGCCGTATGATACATTACATCATTTGACATATTTTTTAAATTTAAGAGATGTGATTTTAAATGCTAACAGATATCATTTGAAAAAATTAGATTATGAGTATGAACATTTAGAAATGACGAGTATGTGGGCAAACCATTTATTTGCTGGAGATGTTCATCCACCCCATACACATTCTAATAATTTTTTATCAGGAGTATATTATTTAAAGTCTGGAAAAAATACTTCTCCTATACAATTTTTTGATCCTAGACCTCAAGCAAATGTTTTGCGACCAAGAAATAAACCAAATATATTAAATTCTTCTATGATGCAATTTGACTCTGTCCAAGGCATTGGTTATATTTTTCCTGCTTGGTTACAACATTGGGTGCCGCCTACTAATGAAGAACGCATAAGTATTTCTTGGAATATAATTTTAAGAGGTGATTATGGAGAGCCCGGCACTTTGCAAAATGCGAATATCTAAAAAAAATGAAGTCTATTTAATTCTAGAAGATTTAGACCCATCCACAACACAAGAACTTACAGAATTTTTTACCTTTGAGGTTCCTGGCGCAAAGTTTATGCCCATGTATCGTAATCGAATGTGGGATGGTAAGATACGATTGTTTAGTCCCGGCTCTGGTGAAATTTATGTTGGGCTGTTACCATACATCAAACAGTTTTGTTCTAGAAATAAAATTGACTATATAATAGAAGAAGGAGTAGAAGATGATAGGAATGTTGTACGTCAGGTTGTTAGAGGTTTTATCAAATCCCTCAAACCAAAATCACAGGGAAAGTCCCTTAAAATCCGTGATTATCAAATTAAAGCTGTTCGCCATGCATTGTCCAGAAATCGTTGTCTTCTTGTTTCTCCTACTGCTAGCGGCAAGTCTCTGGTAATATATGCGCTAGTTCGTTATTATCATATGATGGGACTCAAGACTTTAATCTTAGTTCCTACAACGTCTTTAGTTGAGCAGATGTATTCTGACTTTGAAGATTATGGCTGGAGTCCCGGCTCATATTGTCAAAAAATATATCAGGGACACGACAGAAAAATAACTAAAGACGTTGCGATATCAACGTGGCAGTCTATCTATAAAATGCCCAAGAAATATTTTGAACAGTTTGGTTGTGTGATTGGAGATGAAGCTCATCTATTTAAAGCTAAGTCTCTTACAGGTATAATGACTAAGTTGCATCAATGTAAGTACAGGTTCGGTCTTACAGGGACGCTAGACGGTACTCAGACGCATCAGCTGGTACTAGAGGGACTATTTGGTGCAGTGGAAAATATAACAACAACAAAGGAATTGATGGATAAAAAGACCCTCGCAAATTTAAAAATAAAATGTATTGTATTGAAGCATCCAAATATAAGAGAGAAAATGACATATGCTGAAGAACTTGAATATTTGGTTACGAATAGCACTAGGAATAAATTCATTGTTGATTTGTGTCGCAATATTCCTGGCAATACATTATGTTTATTTCAGCTCGTAGAGAAGCATGGAAAAATATTATATGGCCAAGCGAAAGATGAAATAGATGATCGTAAAGTATTTTTTGTTTATGGAGGAACAGATACAGGAACAAGAGAA